AGACTGATGAAGTAACAGTAACAGAGGCGTCTCTATTTGGAACACTACCTAATGGAAGTTATGGAGCTCAAATGGGACACGATGATGTGATTATGACATGCATTACTGCTACCGAATTTTTTAACACGACAGACTATGCAGATTTTGTAGAAGAGCTTCTGGATTTCATAGATCCAGACCTTCATGATGAGATGGAAAAGATACTATTTAAAGATAATGACCAGGCTGGAGATTTACAATATGATATTTATGACCTATTGAAATAAATTTACGAAAGCATAGGGATATATAATAAAAGAATTAAAAAATAAAAACGAACAACTATGGCATTAAGTCCCAATTTATTACAGTTCAAAAGCTCAGGCGTATATCGTCTAGAGTTTGACAAGTCACAAACCGTAAACATCCCTGCGGAGACTATTAGACTAGTAGTAGGAAGATCTAAAAAAGGTCCTTACAATACTCCAGTATTAATAGAAGATGTAGAGCAATTTATTCAAGTATTCGGTGGAATTGACAAGTCGTTAGAAAAGAAAAATATGTTTTTCCACAGATCAGCATTAGAATGCTTATCTAGAGGTCCTATCCTAGCGTTAAACTTAACTACTTCAGATGATGACGATAAAGTATCAATCTTCTCACCAGTTACAAATGCTAGTCTTGAAGGTCTTGCATCAGTACCAAATCTTCTTGATTTAGGTGGAACTCAGTTAAAAGCTAAATACAGCGATGTATTTGATACAGACAAGTTCTGGGTACCAAGTGATGAAAAATTACTTACTACCGCTGCACAAGATTCAAACCACGCTATTTCATTTGTAAATATCAAACAAGATCCTATCTCAGTTATTATTAGACAAGCTGGAGATGTAAGAGGTTTTGAAGTTACAGCAAGAGAGTGGTATGGTGAAGCAAATATTCCAGAAGGAATTGCTGCAGATGAGTACGTATCAGATTACATGGTAGATGTATTTGTATTCAAAGGTAAATTTGATTCTCAATTATTAAACAACGATCCAACTTATGGGGATTTCTTTACTGGTAAAGGTTTAATTAAAGATCAATTAGCTAAATTCGTTGGATTAAGAGAAGTGACATTATTAGCACAATACTCTGGTTCATTAATTCCAGAATTTATGGATAACGAAGGAAGACAATTATACATTGAAACTTTAATCAACCTAGAAGCTAGAAGAACAGGTTTATTCTGTGCAATCGCAGAAGATAAATTAGCTGATATTGATTTAATCGGAAACGGATTTAACGTATACCAAGATTACGAAGTACTTTCACATAGAGTAGAACAAGTTGTAACACCATTAGCTGCAGATTTTACTGCATTTGGCGGTAAAGTACAAGTTGATGGTCAAACAATGACTATTCACGCTACAAATTTAGCAGTAGGTTCTACATTTGATGAAAATACATTAGCTAACTTACCAAACAAAATTGTTGCTGGTAAATTCTTAAAAGCACAACAAGCTGACGAATTTGTAAGAATTACAAACGTAGCAGTACACCCATCTCTTGCAGATGCAGTATTAATTACAGCAGACGGAGATATTTCTGAACAAATCGGAGTTTACGAAGAATATTCTGATTCTCTTATCGGTGCAGAATGGACTAATGATGTTAACTATAGAATTGATAGTAACGGAAACTTAGTATTTGAAACAGCTCCAACGGTTACAGAAGGTGATGCATTTTTATCTGCAAGTGCAAATGGTGCACTATCTTTCTTAGAATCAGAAAATACTGGTATTTATATCGGAATCGGTCAGATTAACAGTACTTACAACGATTCAGAAGCTGGTGGATTTGGCGCAGATTCTTACTTAGTACCACCAAATGGTGGAAACTTAGGATTCTCTGCATCGTTAGTAACTAACGGAGGAGTACTTCCTGCAGGTACAAAGTTCTTAGCTAAAAAATCAGCGGTGAGTGATTCATTCGCAATAAACAATATTGAATTAAACGCTAGAGCAGTTGCATTTGAAAGCGGATGGACGTTCGAAGATCAAGGTGCTGGACAATTCAAATTCTATAAAGATAACGTAGTAACAGATACATTTACAAAAGATGCTAACGGAGACGTAGTTATCAAAGTAGGTATGTATGTACCAGGTGATTCTGGTTTATCTAGAATTAAGAAGATTGTTAAATCAACTTCTGGTATAACTACTATTTATACATTTGAGTCACATAAGCCTGTATCTAACAATCCATTATATGCATTAAGAAGATTTGAAGATGCTGCAGGTGTTTACAAAATGTTCCCACTTGATGGAGCTTCACAATCAGACAAGAAAATTGGAGGTGATGAAGGTCTTTTATCAGCAATCAAGCCAGGTACTGGTTTAGGTAATGCATTAGTAGATAAAGACAATATCACATTCAGATATGTTGTTGATACATTCGGTTCATTAGAAAATAGTGGTATCTTAAATAAGGAAGAATTATCATTCTTATGTAAAGAAAGACAAAATGCTTCTGCAATTCTTAACGCACCAATGGTGAAAGAATTAAAAGCATCAACTAACCCATCATTCTTAAATGAATTTACTGGAGCTTTAGATATTAATAACATAGCAACAGGTGGTAACTTAAACTTAAACCCAAGTGCTTTATATACTTTACCTTCAATTAACGAAGGAGCAACGTATGCATTCTACTACGGTCCAGGTTTAAATGTTATTGAAAACGGCAGAACTAAGGTGGTTCCACCAGCTGCTTATGTTTCTAATAACTATATCGATAAATTCTCTGATGCTCTGCCATGGTCAATCATCGCAGGACCAAGAAGAGGTGTTGTTGGTGGAACTGGAGTACAGTCATTAGAATTTGCGTTCGATAAGAACGATAGAGATGTACTTGAACCATTTGGTTACAACCCAATCGTATTCGAAAGAGGCGTAGGTTTAACAATCAAAGGAAACAAGACTGCACAACAAGGAATTCAGTCAGCTCTTTCTTCAGCTCACGTAAGAGAGGTATTAATTTACATTGAAGATGGACTAGCAGAAATCCTTAAGAACTACCTATTTGAGTTCAATACTGCTCAAACTAGATTAGAAATTAAAACTTTAGCAGATGGCTTCATGGAGTCAGTTAAGAAAGACGGTGGTGTATACGATTACAGAAACATCATGGACACGACTAACAACACTAACGAGGTTATCGATAACAACATGGGTATCTTAGATACGTTCGTTGAACCAGTTAAAGGATTAGAGATTCTAGTATCGAGAGTAACTGTACTTAATACAGGTGAAATTGCATCAGGAAACTTTGCGTAAAAAACGAGAATATATAAACTAAATAAAGAAAATAAACGATATGGCTTTACCACATTATTCAGAAGACCAAACTAGTAGAAAAGGTAAGAACTTTGAACCAGTACAGGCTAACCTATTCGAGGTAACTATTTTACCACCGGATGGCGTGTCAGGACAGGCATTATTCTTACAACACATTAATTCAATTGGTGGTTTGGAAACACTTCATAGAGAGGTAGCAGCTATCGAGCAAAAGTATAAGTTCTCAACAAGATCTTACGCTGGAATGCCTGATGGAACTGCTGTTGACGTAACTGTTAACTTCTCATTAAACTTAAACGACTCAAACGAGGCTTATATTTACAAGTCTATGAGAGAATGGTACAGAAAACAATACAACCCTGAGACTGGAGAATTAGGTCTTAAGAAGAACTATGTTGGTACAATTGTTATCGTACAGTTTAACAGAGAGGGAGATATTTACAGAAAAGTAACTCTTGATGATTGTTTCATTACTTCCGGCCTTGGATTTACAGGTGAATTAAACTATGAAACTGCAGATGCAGCTACATTAGAAGTTACCTGGAGAGCAGATGTTTGGAATGAAGAACTAAATTAATAATTTAATTTAATTAACAAAAAAGAAGGTGTTTATGCGCCTTCTTTTTTTAACCAAAGAAAATATAATATATTATTCTAATAATAACAGATTATGAGTGACAAACTAACAAAAAAACTTCAGGTACTTTTAACTGAAGCGGAAGTCCGCGAAGTCAACCGCGTCATTTTAAATGAGGCCCTTGAACAAGAGGAACGTCCAATATCTGTTAGCGCTTTTATTAGAAATTTGATACAAGATGAATTATCTAAAAGAAGCGTAGAACAGAAATCAATACTAAAACAAAATCTCAAAAACCTAAAAGACAAATAATATGAGTGACGAATTAAACAAAATGGATAAAGAGCGCGAAGAGGCAGCAGCCAGAGCTCTTGACGCAAAAGACGGTGTTAATGCTAACAACACATCTGATGGTACAGAAAAAGCTGATGCTATGACAGCAGCAGTAGATAAATCTGGCCTAGGTAGAGTTAATATGGACAAATTTGGTCCAGAAATAGCTAGACCAACGGATGAAGTATTAGGATGGCATGTTTTAGACTTAGAAGAGTTACCTTCACAAGGTAAATTCTATCCAGCAGATACAGTTATTAAAATTAGATCCGCTAAAGCTGCAGAGATTAGACATTTTTCCACTATGGATGAGAACAACTACATCGATATGGAAGATAAATTAAACTCTATCGTAGAATCTTGCGCACAAATGATGGCAGGTAAGTCTACAATGTCTTACAAAGATATACTTGAAGAAGATAGAATTATTCTATTGCTTTCTATTAGAGATCTTACATTCCCAGAACCAGAGAATAAGTTAATACTTAAAGGTAAAACTGAGAAGACTAAGAAGTCTGTAGATATTGAATTATCAGTAAGAAATTTAGTAGCTTCAGTTATTGACGAAGAAATCGAAAGATACTACTCTGCAAAAGAGAGAACTTACGTAATTAAAACTAGATCTGCTGGAACTATAAGAATGAAACCACCAACAATTGGTGTTATGCAAGAAGTAACTGCATATCTTAAAGATAGACAGGAAAAAGATCAAGATTTTGATAGAGCTTTCCTTCAAGTATTGCCTTATATGCAAGCTGACTGGAGAGGTCTTAACCTAAATAAGATTTTCCAAATGGAAATGGAATATAAAGGTTGGGATGAGAAAAAGTTTATGCTAGTTTATAGATTAGCTGAAAGAATGAAAATCGGTGTACAAACCGAATTAGAAACTACCTTCGATGGAGAGACGGCAAAAGCCCCTCTTGACTTCCCAGGTGGCATCAAAAGTCTTTTCATTATTTCAGATCTCGCTGGAGAATTACTTTAAGACTAAGTTCTACCTGGGCATACATCTTAGGATGCAACCGTCAGAGATCGAAAACATGTACTACTATGAGTATTACTATTACGTAAAGAATCTGTCGGAGTACATCAAAGCTAAGAATAAACAACAAACGGAGCAACAAGAACAACAGGACAAATCAATGGGATCGTACAGATCTCAGATGAGTAGCCCTAAGATGCCAAAAGCTCCATCTCTAAAAACTCCATCTATTAAGATGCCGAGATTGTAGAGATATATAATATAGTTGCAAGAGCACCACGTAAGTGGTGTTCTTGTATACTACAAAAAATTCTACTGAGGTAATAATTTAATGGCTAAAACATTCATGCAAAGTTTGGGTAGTGCCTTCGATAAATTAGGTGGTCAAGGTGCTCAGCTAAAACTAATTGAGGAACACACTAGAGAGACTAAAGAATCTGTCGCTATTGGAGGCGATCTATATTCTCGTATAGATGAGTTAACCACTGCAATTACCGATATTCAATCAGGTAAATCTCGTGGAGGTTTTACAGATATACAACAGGCTTTAGCGCTTGCTATTGTGGCTCCTACTCTTAAACCCATTGGTATGGGATTAGGATATGTAGTAGATGCTATTAATAACCTTGAAGGTTCAGGTAAAGAAATTAACGAGAAAACAGAAGCCTTACTAGGAGGTCTAACTAAGTTAGGCGAAGTAGGTTCTTCTATTCTTTCATTTGCTGGATATATGCTTCTAGCAACTCCAATATTATTACTATTAGCTGGATTCAGTCCAATTATAGGACTTGGATTATTCTTATTGGTCGGTGCTATAATGTTAGCCACAAGGCCACTCGGAGATAAAAAGAAACTTAAGAATATAGAAAGGCTACAAGGTGTGGGTCTGGCTATTTTAGCACTAGGCGCCTCGTTAGCACTATTCTACTTAATATGGCCATACGCCTTAAAAGGTTTACTAGCAGCATCTATAATGCTTCTAGGAATTTCTATGGTCATAAAAATGATTCCAGACAAAGCACTAGAGAACTTGAAAAAGATGAGTGATACTCTCTTACAGTTTGCACTAGGTCTTGGATTAATGGGATTAGCATTTGCACTTATAGGAGTAATGATAGTTCCAATCATGAAAGGAGCTTTAGTGGCATTCGGTATGATTGCTGTAATTGGTTTGGCCTTCAAACTAATGGATGAGTTAGGAGTAACGGATAGTATAGAAAAGGGTGGTAAAGGTTTACTCTTTGCTGCTGGAGCTATTTTAGGTTTAGCAATTGCATTGGCTCTATTCGATATAATCTCCCCACCATTAGAGACATTACTTTCGATTGCTCTAGTAGTAGGTGCAGTAGGATTTACCTTTGGAATAATAGGTAGAATGTTTGCAAAAGATATTCAAAAAGGTGCAATAGCCCTAGGATTTGCTGGACTAGCAATTATAGTTCTAGCGTTGTCACTTAAAGTATTGGCAATGGTGACTGGTAGTATTAGCGGCGAAGAAGCAGTTAAATCACTCGCAGGTCTAATCCTAATCGGTCTAATTGGCGCAGCATTCTATTTAGCAGGTACTCAAGCAGTTCCTATCGCTTTAGGTGCTGGAGCTATGATTTTAGTTGGTGTCGCAGTTATGATATTATCTGCTGGTATTGCAGTCTTAGGCGCAGCTATTGGCGATAAAGGTATGAAATTTGTTGGCACAGCGTTGGCAATTATTGGTGGTCTAGGTGTAGCCTTTGGTGTGGCTGGTTTAGCAGCTGGATTTATTGCATTAGGTGCTGGTGCATTAATTCTTGCAGGTGGTGCATTAATTACAATTGGTCTAGGACTACAGGCAATTGATAAAGTTACCTTTGATGGAAGTGGCGCATTAGGTGATTCTGGCCAGAAGACTGCTCCAATAAAAGTATTAGGTGTTACTCTCACCGAGGGTGGTAGACCAAAAACAAATCTTGAAGTAGCTCTAGAGGCTGTAGCTAATTCATTCGCACTAAATCCTTTTAAAATAGCGGCAATGTATTTAGGTGCACCGGCATTGATGATGGCAGGTTCGGCACTAATTACTATTTCAACAGGTCTTAGATCTTTCCAAAGAATTATGGATAGTGGAGTAGACCTTAAGGGGCTTGGAACAAATGTACAAGACATTGTAGCGGGATTATCTGAAACTTTTGCTAAAGTTGGTAAAGACATGGGAGGATCTTTATGGTTCCTTAGCGATGTATATAAAGGTATTAAGGCTACTCGAGGTATGGGTACATCACTAACAGGTATTGCTAAGGGCGTCCAGTCAATGGCTAACCTTAAATTCCCAACAGGATTTGATAAAGATGGTAATGCAACTGGATATGAGACTATAGATTTAACAAGCGCAGTACCAAACTTAATAGCAAATACACAAGAATTAGTAAGAGGTTTAAGTGCAGTATTTGAAGAAGTAGGAAGTAACAAGGCTGCTCAGGGTAGCTCATGGTTTAGTTCATCAAAGTATGAGAAGGGTATTAAAGTTGTTCAGAAAATGGGCACACCATTATACAACTTAGCAAATGGAGTACAGAATATGGCGAACTTAAAGTTCCCTACTGGTTATGATAAAGATGGTAATGCAAAAGGCTATAAAGGTATTGGAAGTGGTGGTCTTGCGCCCTTAATAGCTAAAATAGGCGAGAATACTAAAGCACTAGTGATAGGATTAGCTGGAGTATTTGAAGAGGTTGGTAAATCAGACTCTGCAAAGACTTCATGGTTTAGTAAGAATGATTTTGAAAGAGGTGCATCATTAATTATGGAGCTTGCTGAACCATATAAAAGTTTAGCAGGTACTGTAGATGATGTAGTTAAAATTACCGGTAAAATTAAAGACGCTAATGATGTTAAAAGTAAAGTTACATCAATAATAGAATCTGTTACTGATGCAGATGGAGATGCTGCTGATTTAATTTATGCTAAAAGTCACTTGATCGGTGTAATAGGTAGGACTTATGAAAAATTAGGCTCAGCTATTCCAAGAATTGTAGATTCAATTGCTAAGTTTACTGTAGATAAAGCAAAAGCATTTGCATCTATCTTCGGTGGAGAATCTCCAGCAGAATTATTTGAATCTAAAACTAAGTTCTTACAAGGATTAACTCTATCATATTTAAGAATGGCATTGGCTATTCCAATGATTGTAGGGTCTATTAATACAGCATCAGCAGAACAATTAGATTCATTTACTGCAATCTATGGTGGTAAAATGCCAATTGAAGCAGAGGCTATTAAAAGTAGAGAGAACTTATTTACAGCAGTAGGTAATGCATACGAAAAAATGGGTAGTGGTACTCAGCAAATTATATCTTCGGTTAATGGTGCTAACTTAGAGAATCTAATTTGTTTTAAAGGTATGTTTATGGGTAAAGTAAGTCTACTGAGACCGATTGCAGGTTATGAGGCACAAACAGATCTTTGGAATGCTATCGGAACAAATATGACTGCAACTGCAACTGCATTCCCACAAATTGCTGGAGCAGTTAACTCGATGGAACTAGAAAAACTTACTGAGGCTCGTTCAATGTTTGAGGCATTAGCAGTATTAGCTGAAGGAGGAGAAAGTCCAGAAGATATTTTAGAAGCAATGGGTGAATCTTTAGAAACTGCCCTTCAAAACTTAACAGATATGTTAGAATCATTTAGAACAACGGTTTCAGAAGGTAACGAAGCTCAACAAGGTCTATTAGGACAAATCGCTGCAGTACCTGGACAGATTGTCGGTGGATTAGTTGATGGTGTTACTGGTAGAGGAAGAGGTGGTGATTCTGATGATGTTGTTAGAGCAGTTAAACAGTTACAAAGCGCACTTACTTCTCAAGGTATTAGGATTAAGTCTGGCGGAGATATGTTTGGCTAATATATAATATATGGTTTATATTTGTGCACAGCCTGCAACTTTTTATTACGCATGGCAAATAGACGCTATGCTATTATCTTTTTTTAAATGTGGAATTAATCTTAGTTCTATTCAAATAATATCCAGTACATTTGGTAACTCAATAGATCCTTATTTTAAAAAGGTAGAAGATAAATGGTCTAAACTAGGCGTTTTATTTTACTACTATAAAGGTAGAAGACCTACTAGTGATTATATTTCATCAATCAGACCTTATATTTTAAAAGAACATTGGAATCAATTTCCAAATTTAGAAAATGAGGTAATATTCTATCACGACTGTGATATAGCATTTTCAAAACAGATTCCAAATATATTCAATATGATAAATGATAATATTGTTTACTTGTCAGATACAGTATCTTATATTGGAGCAGATTATATTGAGGGAAAGGGATATGGTATTTTTGAAAAAATGTGTGACATTGTTGAAATTGATAAAGAACTCGTAAGATCTAATCAAGCTAACTCCGGGGGTGCTCAATATATTTTAAAACCAGGTATTACTTCTGAATTTTGGGATTCTATATATAAAGACTCAGAAAGATTATTCAAAGAAATTAATTTAGAAAATAGTAAAATTAAAGTAAAGAATCCAGAATACCATGAATTACAAATCTGGTGTGCTGATATGTGGGCATTACTCTGGAACTTATGGAAACAAGGTTTTACTACTAAAGTAGTTCCAGAATTAAATTTTACATGGGCTACTACGAAAATGGATAGGTGGGAAAAGAATGCAATCTATCATAATGCCGGAGCTACAAAAGAAAAAGCAGGAGAACCTTTCTATAAAGGTAAATATATGAAAACCTCTCCAATTGAAGCTCCAAGACCAAATGATATGTGGGCTTCACAGAAATATTATGACCTAATAGTAGAAGCATGGAATGCCACAGCACACGGCGAAAAGAAACAAATTATACGTAAACGTGTATAACTCACAAATTATATTTTATGATAACCAGCACAACATCACATTACGACAGTTCTACTTTGACATCGGCAGAGTATAATTACAAAACTAAATCACTAATTGTAAATTTTAATCATGCCAGTTATTTATACGAGGGCGTTGAGCATGCTGACTTTGAGGCTTTTAATCAAGCTGATTCTCAAGGTAAAGCGTTAAATCAATTTATTAAAGGTAAATACGAGTATGATAAATTAGTTGATGAGAATATAGATATTAAGACCGAGCTTAGTGGATTAGTTAAAAATATCACAGCTCCTGGTAGCCTATTAGATGAACTACCTCCTGCTGACTATCAATTAGATAATTAATATGATAAGAAGAATTTTAAAAAGAATTAACAAATGGCATGCCTATATGGTATGGATAGAAGAGCAAAGAATGAAAGCTGCTGAATATTCATGTAGTGCAGGACCTCTAATGTAATTATGACAGATTATCAGCAATCAATAGAGAATTCTTTTCAGATCCTAACAGGTCAAGCAACAATAGAAACTATTTGTATTGCATTAACTCTACATTTTGGAGGCGATAATGTACCAGATGGATTACCTATCTTTTTTATAGAACCTGGTACAACTCCAGATTCAGATCAAATTGATAGTATGATTGAACATTTTGAATTCTATGAAGAATATGAAAAATGTATATGGTTATCTGACTATAAAAAGAAACTTTAGTTAGAATTAGAGTATAAATTACAAACACACTTAAAAATGACAAGGGCAAGTATCGTACAAAGGTTATTAGATAAAAAGCAAATTACTGCTGAAGAAGCTGTAGTTCTACTAAAAGAAGAAACTACAACACCTGTTACTTATCCAATATACACACCTAACCCTTATTTTCCAGAAGGGCCAAATCCAACCAGCCCACCACCAGTTTGGTGTCAAACTACAACTCAAGACTAAATTTCAAATCAATTTTCTAATGAAAAAGTCGAGCAAGCCAATGAGGGCCCAAGACGACGACGCCGACCGTCGCAAGAAGCTGCAGTTTAAAAAGAAAAAGCAGCGTCAACGTGAACAAAATTTTAACTACAAAAATGTTAGGTCCATTACAGATCTAGATGACTATGAAGACGAATATAATTTCTGAGAAACCACTAATCGTAAACTACTCAAATATGGATGAAGATTCATTTATGCATTTCCACGTAAATGACATTCTAAGGGACTCTAATGATGTCACTAAAGGAGTTTACGGATTATGCAGGGCAGGCGCGTTTGGCCGCCTGGTACACATCCTAACAAGAGCTGGAGCCCCAGAACCTACAATTGTCAATGTTATCAACGATCCAGAAGCAGAATTGACCTATGAGCTCGAATAAAGAACATCCAGTATTCATTTTTTGGGAAGATAGTTGGAATATAGAAAAGGTTGAAACACCGGATAAAGACTCTATATAATAACTAAATCACATTATTATGCCAGAGTTAGCGGAACTCAAATTCACATCAGACTACGTCAATCAAGTATCGGAAGGTATGATTTATGTTGGAGTTAAAAAGAATCCAATTCATAAATGCGAAGATATTAGCCACGAATACTTTGATAATCAAGAATTTACTATTACCTCAGAATCTAGAGGTAAAGAAATGATTTTAACCATGTCACGCGATGGTGTTAGGCTACCTATTCAATTTACAATGGGTATGACAGGTCATTTTAAAGTTGCAAACACTGGCCAAGAGCCAAAACATACGCATGTATTCTTTTATAGATCAGATGGTACTACACTTTGTTTTGTAGATGTTAGACGTTTTGGTAAATGGAAAGTAGCAGTAGACTGGAATGCTAAGAGAGGACCAGATCCAACGACAGAGTATAAAGCATTCTGGGATAATGTTATGACTAACTTAACTAAACTTAAGAAGCCACTTTATGAAATGTTAATGGATCAAAAATATTTCAATGGTATTGGTAATTACTTAAGAGCTGAAATTATTTATAGAGCTGAAGATGTAGATCCATTCTTACCAGCAGGTATGCAATTCGCAAGAAACCCAAAACTATTAGACTTATGTAGAGATATTCCACTTCTAGCCTATGCAAAAGGTGGTGGTGCAATCAAAGATTGGGATAACCCATTTGGTGATAATGCAATTACTGAGAAGTTTATGCTTTGTTATGGTAATAAGACTATGTCAAAGAGAAAGGATAGAAATGGTAGAACATTTTGGTACGACCCAAAATGGGATGATGTGCCAACAAGTAGAGAAGACCTAGTAGAATATTTATATGAGCGCAGCGGATTGGCTAGATAGAAATGAATGGCCAGATCTGGCTGTTGATAGTGATGCATTTTCACATTACACTCAAATGAGTAAAATCATGGAACAATATGCTAGAGAGTATCACGCTAAGCAATTAGAAAAAGCTAGAAAAAAAGAAGAAACAAAATTTAAGAAATTCCTGTAATGGCTAAAAAAGAAAGAATGCAGAACTTGATTGTCGTCGGCCATCCCGATGAAAAGTCGTTCTGTTACAATGGTATTTTTAAAACGATTAAGAAAACTTTATTAGAAGAGAAAGGTTATCTAAATGAAATTGAAGTTATCGATCTATATAGAGATAGTTTTCAAAGACCTAGAACAGATCTAATTGACAAGTATAAAGAACTAGTTAAATGGGCAGATAGAATCTACTTCGTCTCACCAGTATGGTGGTTTAGATTAACACCAAGAATGGAGATATTCTTTGATGAAGTACTCACTCCAGGTTATGCATATCAATTTGTACCAGTTATAGGTCCGTATGCATATCCAAGGCCATTCCTAAGCGACAAAAAGGTAAGAACTTATATAACACATGGTGCTCCTGCCCTACCTGTTAGAACGCTTTATTTGAACTCTCCTAAACTAAGATTAGTAATGGGAGTATTTACATTTGTCTTTGGGTGGCGATTATCACTATGGTTTAAAACCAAACAATTCTGGTCAGTACCATTTGTTTCTACAGCAAAGAGAAAGAAGTATTTAGAAACAGTTCGCAAAGACGTGGTAAAAGACTTGAAGAAGC